CTACAATGCGTGATAGTGATAGAGACACTTACATCAACTTAAATGATAATCAGTTCAGATTTGTAGCAGATGGACAGCAAAATACGTTGTTGAATCAGCACATATTACAAACAACTAAATTTACAAGTGATAATAAGTTTCAAATAGATGGTAATACTATTACATCTGCAACACCAGACGCAGATATCAACTTTTTTGCAAATGGTACAGGAGGAATACCATTTGAAGACATAGAATTTAAAGGCACAACTGTAACAAATAAACTAAACACTCCTTTTAGGTTTGGATTAGCAGATGTTTACAGTTATCTAAAGTTTGACAATCCTTATGGACTTGTTGTGCCAGCAGGTGTTAACGCAAATAGACCTAGTTCACCTGAAACAGGTACTACAAGATGGAATCAAGACCAAGGATATTTAGAAACTTGGAACGGAACACAGTGGGTTTTAGCGGCAGGTGGTGGTGCATCTGTGACGCAAGAATACGCAGAAGATATCAACTTTTTGTGGTCAACTTTACTAGGCTAAAAAGAAGTGCTTACATAACATCTTTACCAAAATCACATAAATAATAGTAATGCAACAATGGCCGACCAAGCCGTTGCAGGACAAACCGTGGTTAACCAGCGATTGGGAAGGTCAAAACAGGTTAGAGGGACATAAGTGATCCCCGTGTTAGGAGAATAAGGTGGCAGTTGGTCGTATTTCGGGTCCACTCTTAAAAAGCAATCTATTGCGTAACGGCGTAGATCTGGCTTTTGAGACAGACCTATTATATCTAGATGTAAGTAATAGCCGAGTAGGTATAAAAACCACTAGTCCTCAGCACCCATTAGACGTCAACGGTTCAGCAAGAATTACAGATTTAGATATTCTAACTCCTAACTTACCAATAGGAAATGTCACAATCAATGGATCAACTAATACAATTAGCACCACTGCTAATAGTTTGAACATTGGTACACCTAATGCAGTTGTCTATCAAAATAAGATTATAGTTGATAATATTACACTGGATGGTAATATAATCCAAGCAACTAACGTAAATGGTAACCTAGAGTTTAGACCACAAGGTACTGGTACAGTAAACTTCTTTGGTGATACAAACATAACAGGTAATTTACACGCCACAGGTAATATAAGTGCTGATGGAAACATAACAATAGGTGATGCAGATACTGATACACTTACTATTAATGCGGATATTGCCGGCGATTTAATACCAGATGTAACAAATACCTACGATATAGGTACATCAACTAAACGTTGGAAACATGGTTACATTAATAACCTTAACACTACAACATTAAATTCTGCAAGTATTACACTTTCAGGTATTGATCTTGTAAGCACACCTGGTAATTTATACTATGTAGGTACAAGTGGTGATGATACTAAGACAGGAAATCACCCACAAGATCCTTATGCCACTGTTGCAAAAGCATTATCAGTAGCAACTGCTGGTGATACAGTTTACATATATCCAGGAACATATCAAGAAGTATTTCCTTTAACAATACCGGCAGGCGTTGCCGTAAAAGGAACAGGATTACGATCAGTAAAAATTACTCCAACAGCAGGAACTAATACAAATGATGCAATTTACTTAAATGGTGAATCAACTATTGAAGATTTAACGATTGCAGATTTTTATTATGATTCTAGTAACGACACAGGTTACGCATTTAAGTTTGCAAACAACATGACTGTTACTTCTAGATCACCATATCTAAGAAATTTAACAGTATTAACAAAAGGTTCAGTAACATCTGCAAGTGATCCAAGAGGATTTGATCAAGGAGATGCTGGACGTGGTGCATTTTTAGATGGTTCAGTAGTAAACAGTTCAAGTAGAGAAGCAGGTTGTTTGTTTCATGCTGTAACTTTTATTACTCCGGCCGCAAACGCACTGCATATTAAAAACGGAACTAGAATAGAATGGTTAAATTCATTTACTTACTTTGCAGACAAAGGTATTTTAGCAGAAAATGGTACAACAGGATTATATGGTGCAGGTAAAACTAAAGTAAAACTAAGAACAGTTTCAGGAACTTTTGCCGCAGGACAAAGTTTTTCATATTTCGAAGGTGGTACATTAAGAGCATCAGGCACTATTGCAAGTGTAGATGGTGCGTATGTTTATCTAACAGGCAATATTTCAAACTTAATAGAAGCAGGTGCAAGGGTAGGTAAGACTGTAACTGCTAACGGTAATGCTCAAATAGATACAGCAATTAAAAAGTTTGGTCAAGGATCAGTTTTATTAGATGGCACAGACGATTATCTGTCAATAGCATCTAACGATGACTTTGGATTTGGCACAGGAGACTTTGCTGTTGAAGGTTGGATTTACTGCACAAACATATCAGGTAACAGAACTATATTTGATTTTAGAGCAGGATCTAATACAGACACAGCACCAACAGTAGAAATAAATGGATCTGGTGCAGTAAATTATCTAGTAGGTGGAACACAACAAATTACAGGCGGTACTGTTAGTGTGAATACATGGCATCACATTGCAATATCAAGATTAAGTGGTGTAACAAGATTATTTTTAGATGGAAGTAAACTAGGAAGTGACTATAACGACACAAACAATTATGGAACAACCAAACCATTAACAATAGGTGCAAGTCATGATGGTACAGAAGACTTTATTGGTCATTTAGATGACATAAGAGTTTCTTCAATCAATAGATATTCTTCAAACTTCACAGCACCAACAGCCGAAGTTGCCAACGATGAATATGTAAAATTAGTTTTAAGATTCAATGACCAAACTGATGCATCTACTACATTTACAGATGATGGTGTGTATGAACAAGATATTAGATGTGGTAACGGTGCAACTGCTAAATTTATGGACTTGGTTGACTATACAGACTTTGGTGGAGAAATAAGATCAATAGCAAGTGCTTGTATATACGGAAACTATGGAGCATATGGTAACGGTAATGGTGTAACAATGTACCTAATTGGTACAAACTTTGCATACATTGGACTAGGTAAAGAAGTTGATAATGATCCAACACAGGTAATACAGTCACAAGAAACTACAGAATTGAATGGTGCAAGAGTTTATTTCAACTCAGTTGACCATAAAGGTGATTTTAGAGTTGGTGAATTATTCCATGTTGATCAACAGACAGGTACAGTTAATTTTACAAATGCAAACTTTAATATTGACACAACCACAGGTGTTACATTCACAGACGGATCAAGTACAACAACAATAGACGGATCAAAAGTTCAAACAGGAAACGTAAAGTTAAGTTCTAACAAAGTTGAATCACTATCTGGTGATTTAATTATTGATTCATCTGGCAAGGTTAACTTCAATGACGACGTAAACATCACAGGTAACTTAGATGTAACAGGAGATTTAACAATTGGTGGTAACATTACCATTGGTGATGCGGCATCAGACACAATACAAATTACAGCAGGTATAGAAAGTGACCTAGTTCCTAGTGTAGACGGAATATATAATTTAGGTTCTTCAACTAAACAATGGTCAAACTTATACACTGGTAGATTAAATGTTGATAGTATTGCAATTGATGACAACTATATCACAACAACTGATTCAAATACAAACTTAGAACTAAGAGCAAATGGTACTGGTGATGTTGTAATTGATGATTTAAGATTCAACACAAATACAATCAGAAATATAAATGGAGATCTAATACTTACTCCTGCTTCACAAACTGTACATTTTGATAGTACAGGAAGTTTAAGACTACCAGCAGGCACAACTGCACAAAGACCAGGAACGCCTGTTGTTGGTATGGTTAGATATAATACAGACACTAATGTATTTGAAGGATATGACGGTAACTGGATTGCACTAAATGGATTATATGATCTTGACCAAGATACATATATTTCACCAGAAGCAACTCCAGGTACAGACGATGATACATTAAAATTTTACGCTGGAGGCACACTGGTTGCTTCAGCAACAGCAGATAGATTTGATGTACCAAAATTGAGTGTAGATGACATTGAAATCACTGGAGATACCATTACAACTACCGTAACTAACGGAAATTTAAACTTGGTTGCTAATGGTAGTGGTGGAGTAAACGTAGAAAACTTTAGTTTTAATGCAAATACGATAACTAATAATGTAAGCGGTGGTGTAACAACATTGGCGCAATCAGGCACTGGATATTTTAAAATTGACGGCACAGGCGGATTTGTAATACCTACAGGGGACAACTTTAACAGACACCCGTCCCCAGTACTAGGAATGATGAGATTTAATACTGCTGACGACAGAGTAGAAATATACGATGCAAGTAACAACTGGGTTTCAGTAGCAGGTAGTTCAGGTGCTGTTTCGGCCTTGGACGCAGAAAATATTGCGATCCAAACTGCGATTATAATGGGATAAAAGAATGGCAACGTTTTTTAAAAATAAAGTAATTAAAGATGTAGGAAAACAAGCAGTAGAAGTTTATACTACTGGCGTATCTACAAAGACAACTGTTATTGGACTTGCACTTTGTAATTTAACTGCAAGTGTAATTTCAGTAAGTATCTTAATAAGCGATGACACTTCAGTTACAGGATATTATCTCAAAGATGTACTTGTTCCGCCGAACAGTACTTTGAAAGCATTGAACGGTGGTGAAAAATTAGTATTGCCTGCAACAAATGTGTTGTACGCACAAAGTAACATTGATGCAAGTTTAGATGTCATCATGAGTTACGTGGAGATTGTATAATGGCTGGGTCATTTTATGTTGGTCCTAATCCAAGCGACTTAATCTTTGACGGATTAGGTGAAAGATTCTTTTACGGTTTAAGAAGAACCGATGACGGAGAATTATTTCTAGCAAAGATTGATCAACTAGGAAGTGACTCATTAGTTATAAACAAGTCTGGGGATCCAGTAAAAAACTATCCAGACTTTGAAGAAGGACATGAATTTTTTGATGGTAGAGATATCAATCATAATTTAGTATATGAAAATTTAAACTATGAACAGTTTAGATGGGACGATGCAAATTTAGTTTACTACATCAATGATGAAGGTGAACTAGTTGTACGTGTCAACCAAGATGCAGACGCAGGCACTATATCTTATGCAGATACAAGTGAACAAGAAGATAGCGGAGTATCAACAGGTTGGGACGAAACAGGATATACATTTGATAACAACAGTTTGACATACGATAAAACATAGGAGCAGAGACAGATGGCAAAACAAGCAGTTAACACAGGTGTACTTCCAAACGATGGACAAGGGGATAACCTACGTTCAGGTGCTGTAAAGATTAATAATAATTTTAGTGAACTTTACACTGCACTGGGAGATGGAACGAACCTAACAAACGTAACGAATGGTGTATTTAATAGTGCGCCGGCGTTATCAACAGGAAGTAACAAAATAACATTTAAGTACGCCGCATTTAGCGACTTACCTTCAGCAACAACATACGATGGTATGTTAGCAAAAGTAACGGCCGACAGTGCTGTTTACTATGCTCACAATAATTCATGGGTAAAACTTTTAGATGTCAATAAGAATATTGGTGATTTGTCAAATGTCTCAAATACTGCTCCGACAAATGGCGATAGTCTTGTATGGGATCAAAGTTTAGGATCATGGAAACCAGATGCTGTATCCGGTGGCGGTGGAGGATCATCTTCCTTTGCAGGCTTATCTGATACTCCAGCAAGTTTTTCAACACACGGTGGCAAACTTTTAAGAGTAAATTCAGGAGCAACAGCAGTTGAATTTGCAACAGCAATTACGGCTTCAGAAGTTGCAAATATATCAATTGATGCATTAAGTGATGTTGACACAACAACATCTGCTCCAAGTACAGGACAAGTTTTAAAATGGGATGGGGCAAAATGGGCACCAGCGGCTGACGTAACATCAGGCGGTGGCGGTACAGATGCTGACACATTAGATGGTCAAGATGGATCTTAC